TTACCGCCAGTTCGTGGAATGTCTTGATCCCCACGATCCGGAAACCCGGGAGCGAGATTTGGGTGTCCTTCAACCCGAACCTTGAGACCGATGCGACTTATAAGATGTTCATCAAGGATGAACCCACGGACGCCGCTGTGGTGGAGATCAACTGGCGGGACAACCCGTGGTTCCCCGAGGTTCTCCGTCTTGAGATGGAGAAGTTGAAGGCGAAGGACTATGATGCCTACCTCAACGTCTGGGAAGGTAAGTGTCGCACCCTGCTTGAAGGTGCGGTTTATACGGAAGAGCTTCGGGCCGCTATTTCTGAGGGTCGGATATGTAAAGTTCCCTTCCAACCCGAAGCAGGCCCGGTGGACGTTTTCTTTGACCTTGGGTGGTCGGATGCTACGGCTCTCTGGTTCCGCCAGAAAGTGGGCTTTGAGTGGCATTACATCCATTACTATGAGAACCGCCAGCAAAAGTTGAGCCATTACCTGGATTACCTAACGTCCAAGAAGTGGCAATACCACACCCTGTGGCTTCCACACGACGCGAGAGCCAAAGAAAAAGGCTCGGGGATGAGCATTGAAGAGCAAGTTAGAAAGACTTCCTGGACAGTTCGCATCGTCCGCAACGTCAGACTCGAAGACGGCATTAACGCGGCTAGAACAATCCTTCCTAACTGCTATTTTGATGCAGAGGGCTGTGAGAAGGGCCTCGATGCTCTCAAGCACTATAGATATGAAGTCGTTGAAGAAAACGGGACGCTCTCCAAGCTCCCCAAGCATGACTGGAGCTCCCATGGAGCTGACGCCTTTCGATACTCGGCAGTCGCTCTTAAACAGGGCCGCACAGAGCGGGCGGAACGGTCGGTGGCCAGGAGTGCTAAGTATCAACCCCAGTGGGAATCCCTCGGGGACACCGGACACGGATGGATGAGGTAACCCAGGATGGCGAATGAACAGACCGGCGGTGGGTTTCTCCGCGTCCAGGGGGTAAACTGGAACGGCATGGAGGGGAATGCCTCGGCAGCAGTCGAGACCCCAGAGCAGACCGACGAGATGAAGGCGCGGGTCTCCGAAGCCAAGGACCTCTTCAAACGGTGCCAGGAGTGGGAATCGAACTTCCGGAATCGGTTTATTGATGACCTGAAATTCTCCTATGGAGACGCATATAATGGCTACCAGTGGCCGAACGCTATCAGAAAGTCTAGAGACGTTGATGAGCGACCTTGTCTCACTATCAACAAGACTAACCAGCACTGTCTCCAAATTATCAACGACGCAAGACAACATAAGCCAGGAGTCTCTATCCGACCGACTGGTAATGGAGCTACATTTGAAGCGGCTCAGGCTCTTGAGGGAATTGTCCGACATATTGAGTATATCTCACGAGCAACTCAAGCCTATGACACGGCAGTTAATTTCCAGGTTCGAGCTGGAAAAGGTTATATTAGGGTTGCAACTGACTGGAAAGACCCAGGAAGTTTAGACCAAGAGATCTACATCCGGCGGGTGGTGGACCCGTTGACCATTTACATGGACCCGGATGCCAAAGAGGCGGATAAGTCGGACGCGCGGTATGCGTTTGTGTTTGACAACGTTCCGCGGGAACAGTTCGACACCATGTTCCCCGAGTATGCCAACCACCCCGCGAGGACGGCACTGGACATCTACGACGGGGAATGGAACACCCTGGATCACATCCGCATCTGCGAGTATTGGTATTTCAACCCCGTCACGAAGCACCTCCTGCGGAAAGCTGTTGCCGGTGGTGCTCCCATCGAATATGAGAAGGACGACGACGAGTTCGAGGCGTTCAACAACCACCATGTTGAACAGCACGGCGTGTCGCCGATGGACGACCCCATGTGGGAATACCGCAAGGCCACCAAGTGGGAGGTCCGGAGAGCCATCATTGTCGGTTCCGATGAGGTCCAGAACGACCTCTGGCCGGGGATGTATATCCCGATCGTCCCGGTGATCGGCGAGGAGTATGTTATTGACGGGCTTTACGACTGCCACGGTCATACACGGTGCCTTATCGACCCTCAGAGGATGTATAATTATTGGTCCTCTGCTGCCGTGGAGTATGGTGCTCTTGCTAGTAAGTCTCCGTGGGTTGCCGCGGAAGAGTCCATCGAAGGGCATGAAACGTATTGGAACACCGCGAACCGGGTGAACTACGGGGTTCTGACGTATAACCACCTGGCGGACGATGGGTCCACGGAACTCCCAGCCCCGCAGCGCCCGCCGGCACCGGAACAGGCCCCGCTTTACCTCTCGGGGATGCAAGTGACCGCCTCCGAGATGATGATGGTCTCGGGCCAGTATCAGTCCCAGATGGGCGAGCAGAGCAACGAGCGCAGCGGTAAGGCCATCCAGGAACGCCAGCGTCAGGGTGATAACGCGACTTACCAGTACATCGACGGCCTCGGTATCGCCATTGCCCAGGTGGGCCGGATCATCCTGGACCTTATTCCCAAAATCTACGACACCAAGCGGATAGTCCAGATCCTCGCCGAGGACGGGAAATCCTTTGACGTGGAAATCGATCCCGATGCGGCGCAGGCGTGGGCGGCACACCAGTCTCACGAGGGCGAGGTTATCCGGCGGATTATGAACCCGGAGATCGGGTATTACGCCGTTCAGGCGGACGTGGGACCGGACTACGGGACCCAGCGGCAGCAGGCGTTCGACGCTATGCAGAGCCTACTCACGGAGTCCCCAGGGCTCACCAGCATCATCGGGGATATCCTCCTCAAGGCCGCGGATTTCCCGATGGCGGACGAGGCGGCGGAGCGATTGCGCCGGATGGTGCCGAAGCAGGCCCTCGGCCAGGGTCCCTCCCAGGCGGAGCAGGAGTTGCAGATGCAGCTTCAGCAGGCCACTCAAACGGTCCAGAAGCTTTCGCAGCAGTTGGTCACCAAGGACCTCGCCCTCAAGGGCAAGGACGAAATGCGAGATATTGACTCCTATGAGGCGGAGACTAAGCGGTTCGCCGCCCTCAAGGATATGCTCCCAATGGACCCGGAGGGGCTCAAGTCGGTCATCCAGCAACTCGTCCACGAGGCGATGACGACGCACCCGCTGACTCAGGTAATCTCAGCGAACGCTGCGGCCATCGGTCAAGGCGGGAAACCCCTGGAGCAACCGCCGATGGAAGGCGCCCAGCGGGGGTCCGACGGCCACTGGTATCTCCAGCACGCTGGTGGATATGCGAAGCTAGAGCCGATGCCGGAGGAGAAACCCAATGGCGGACAATGACACCTCCGACCCGATGGACTGGTTCCACGGCTTGTATGGTCGGGTCTTCCATGGCCACGGTGGGCATCCCGGGAAACCTACCCCCATTGCCGCCAAGGACGAAGACGAGAACATGATGGGTGGGCCGCCAATGGCTGCGGCACCTCCACCGCCGGCGCCTAAAGATCTTCTGGGCAATCTAGGGATAACCGAAGAACAACTAGAAGCGGCCCGACAGGAACAACTTTGGCGGATGCCCACATGGGAACATAACCTCGGGGTGAATCGTCCAGTGGACCCGACTATTGATCCCCGTTACCGCTTCATGGTGCCAGAAGTCTCCCCACAGTCCGCAGGGGAGTTCTCCAAGCCCATGTGGAATTACCCGAATCAACAGGATATCTGATGTCGGGTAGCAATTCTCTTTTTGATTCGCAGACGCCGATTGCGGACCAGATCGCGAGTAACCCCGTCGGGACCTCCATGCTGTGGGGGATTGACCCGAATACCCTGCAGCCTTACCAGCAGGCCGCCCCGGCGCAGACTGTCAACGCCAAGAACCTCCTCGGTATGCCGATGGCGAACGTGGCGATGGGTTTCGGGGATTCTCCCGGGACCATGGCCGGCGTGGGGGCCAAGACGGCGGACCTCGCGGCACTCCGGGCAGCGCAGAAGATGGCTTCCCGTGGGGTAGACTCCGACGCCATTTGGAAGAACACCGGCTGGGGCCAGGGCGCCGACGGCCAGTGGCGGTTTGAGATACCGGACAACAATGCGCGAATCGGCGGGAAGGACTTTACCCCTGGGGATCAATTGACCCTCGGGCATGTGATGGACCACCCGGACCTATTCGCGGCGTATCCGGACCTGGCGAACATGCCGGTGCACGGGATGCCGAAGGATCTGGTGAACCAAGGGTATCGCGGGGCGTATGACCCGACCGCAGGCGCCATGTGGGTGACCGGAGGCCGCACCCCTTCGGAGACCCTCTCCACCGTCCTCCACGAGAACCAACATGCCGTCCAGACCCGAGAAGGGTTTCAGAACGGCGGGAACCTGAACGAGAGCACCCTCAAGGCGGTGGATAACCTGCCCGTTTACCGGGACCAGGTGGCTGGGATGGACCGCCAAATGCAAGCCGCGGGGCTGGACCATAACCTCATCAAACAAGCCCTCGCGATGGGTGACGGTGCCGCCCAAGAGGCGATGCAACAGTTATCTCGCTTGGGACCAGACTTCGCGACGACCTACCGGGAGAACCTCTCTCGTCTTGGGACTGCCCAGCAAGCCGCAGAGTTTTACCGCACCGGGTATTCCAACATGGCCGGGGAAGTCGAGGCCCGGAATACTCAGTCCCGCCAATCCCTCACCGCCGCACAACGTCGCCAGATGCCGCCGGATTGGACCCAGGATGTCCCCACGGAACAGCAGATTGTTGTTACGGGAAATGACGGGGCGAAGTATAGTCTGGTCCCCGTGAAAGGTATCCCAGAGGGCATTACGCCCAAACAGCTCAGTGGCCCGGTTGCGTCAGACGAGGGCTATGTCTACCACGCCACGAACACGGAACGGTTGCACGATATTGCAAATGCTGGAAAGTTAAACACTTACAAGCCACATGAGTTCACCGATCAGGGCGCTTGGCCGGATAACTCTACCCAGAAGCGTAATTACTTCACACCGTCCGCACAGAACACCTACCAGTTCCGCCCCGAGGAAGGCCAAGGCGTCCTCCTTCGGATGCAGCGAAACGCCCATCCCACACAAGCCGAACGTGGGACGGGTGATCTTTACTCAACCAAGCCGGTCAATGCTCGCAACCTAGAGTTTCAGGGTTCCGATGGTAATTGGTATCCGGTAAATGCCCTGAAAGGTTCCCCATGACCCTCCATGCCCATTTCCTCGTGGCCGAGACCGCCGAAAAGATGGCCCACGAGTATTACGAAGAAATTATGAAGGACAACAAGGTCTACCGGAAGCTCAAGGCCATGTGCCCGGATCTGACCCCCGAGGAACTCCAGAAGCGGTGGGTCAAGGTGGCCATCCCGGGGCTGTTGGAGAAGGCCCGTCACACACTTGCGGAGTTGTTGACCACAAACCTTGCAGATGACCTTAAAGCTACTATAAGTGATGCTTTAATTAAGGACAATACCCTGCGGAAAGGTCGCAACTTCCGTAGATCCATGCGATAAGGGAAACTTATGTCAGACCAGACCGAAGGGCAGGTGGAAGCCACCGAGGCCCCCGAGGGCGTAGCCCCAGAGGCACCGGAAGTTGCCGAAACCCCGGTTACCGAGACCCCAGTAGAGGCGACGGAGCCCGAGGCTCCCAAGCCGGCCCCGTCTAAGGCCCTCATCGGGCGGATCTCGAAGCTCACCGCGGAGAGGACCCAGCAGGCGGCCCGGATTGCGGAACTGGAGGCGATGCTCCAGCGGCAGGCGCCAGCGGCTCCGCAGGGTGACATCCCGCAGGGCCAAACCCCCCAGATGTCCCCGCAGGACTTCGAGGCGCGGGTCAAGCAAGAGGCCGACCTTCGGGCCACCCAGCAGCGGTTCACCGATCGTTGCAACGAAATCTATAACTCCGCAAAAGCGGCCCATCCCGACTTTGATGCCAAGATTGCAGACATCATGCCCCTGGGCGGGTTCACCATGCCGATGGTTGAGGCCGCGATGGAGTTGGACAACCCGAGTGAGGTTCTCTACCGCCTCGCCGGGGACGTTGACCGCTTCGCCGAGATCGCCAGCATGACGCCAGTGCGTCAGGCCGCGGCCCTCGCCAAGTTCGCTGCCCAGACCGCACCTGTTGCACCCAAGAAAAGTTCCGCTCCCCCGCCGGTGGCCCCAAAGGTTGGCGGTGGCCGGATCCCCGCCTCTCTGGACCTGTCGGACGACAACACCGACATGCGGGCCTGGATTGAAGCGCGGAGCAAGCAGGTTAAAGACGCCCAGAAGCGGGGCGTGAAGATTTACTAATAGACCCTTCGGGGTCAAAAGGTCCCTGGGGCACCTCAAGCCCCTGTCGGGAAACTGGGCACCCTTAACGCCCTGCTGTTGGTGTCACCGCGCCTCACCTAGCGCCAGTCAAGTGGACAACTGGAAATCGTCCATTTTAACCCTTCGCTAGGGAGTATGTATCGTGGCAAACAGCTTGCTTACGATCAACATGATCACCCGCGAAGCCGTCCGTCTCTGGAAGAACTCGAACTCCTTCATCCAGAACATTGACACCCAGTATGACGACTCGTTCGCCAACACTGGTGCCAAGATCGGCACGAGCCTTCGCATCCGCCTGCCCAACGACTTCACTGTGACCACTGGCCCCGCGGCCAGCGTGCAGGACACTGCCGAACAGAGCACCACGTTGACTCTGGCCACCCAGAAGCACGTTGACGTGTCTTACTCGTCGGTCGATCGCACGATGTCGTTGGACGACTTCTCGCGTCGTATCCTGGCCCCGATGGTGAACAACCTCGCCGGTGCCGTGGCTGCTGACGTTATGTCCGGCGCCGACGGTGGCGTTTGCAACCTGGTTGCCAACGTTGACGGTTCGAACAACATCCTGAACCCGACTGCGAGCACCTGGCTTGCCGCTGGCGCCGTTCTGGACTTGAACTCGGGCGCCCGTCGTAACCGTAAGATCGTGATGGACCCGTTGACCCAGGCTCGCACGGTGGCTTCGCTCGCCGGCCTGTTCAACCCGGTTGAGCGCATTTCTGACCAGTATAACTCTGGCGAGATGTTCAAGGCCCTCGGGTTCGACTGGTTCATGGACCAGACCGTTCTCAAGCACACCACCGGCACCTTCTCCGCCGGCACTGTGAACGGCGGCGGCCAGACCGGCCTCACCATCACCACCAATGCGATCACTGGGACCCTGGCCGTCGGTGATATCATCACCTTCGCTTCGGTCAACGCGGTGAACCGCATCACGAAGCAGACCACTGGCCAGCTCCGGCAGTTCGTGGTGACGGCGGCAGCGGCGAACGCAGCCACCAGCATCTCGATCTACCCGGCGTTGATTCCGTTCCAGCAGCCTGGCAACGTCCCGGTCCAGTATCAGACCGTTGACGTGTCCCCGGCGAACTCGGCGGTGATCAGCCTGGTCACTAACGTCTCGTCCGTCTACCGGAAGAACATCGCGTTCCAGCCGGAAGCCGTGACCATGGCGACTGCTGACCTGGAGCTCCCGAAGGGCGTGCACGAGGCGGCTCGTGAGTCGTTCGACGGCGTGGCGATGCGTATGGTCTCCGCGTATAACATCGCGACTGACCAGTTCATCACTCGTCTCGACGTGCTCTACGGCTACCTGTGGGTCCGTCCGGAGTGGGCTTGCGTCATTGCTGATGCGGTCTAATCCGTAAGGTAAACGTGGGGAGGGGGAAACTCCTCCCCAGACTACCGGAGGGAACATGCCTCTCAAGAAGTCCACGAGTAAGAAAGCCTTTTCGGAGAACGTGAAAGCCGAGATGGATGCCGGCAAGCCTCAGAAGCAAGCCGTTGCCATTGCCTTTTCGACCAAACGCCGGGCCGCCGGCAAGAAAGGAAAGTAACCCCCTATGCCGTATAGTGCCAGTGACCGATATTCGGACATGGTGTTTAAGAACTCCATCTCAGGAGTTCCCATGTCGCAGCCCCATCACGTTGAGTTCCCCAAGTGGGCGCGGACGTATGACGATGAGGGCAAGATGATTGCCGAGGCTCTTGTGAACTCCCCGAAGGAGGAACTCGCGTTCCTGCAGAGCGGGTTGGCCCAGCCGAAGCCCACGAAGGCCGAGGAAGAGAACCAGAGCCTCGTGGCGATGATTGCCAAGCTCCAGGCGGAGTTGGACGCCCTGAAGGCCCAGAAGCCTGCGGAGCCCGTCGTCGTGGCGACCTCGCCGGAAATGCCGCTGACCCCGCTGGAACTCGCGAAGCGCGAGACCAAGGCGAAGCTCGCGAAACTTAGCACCCCGGAGGCGGAATAATCTAAGTGGCCGACACCTATACCCCTCTGGATATTATAACCATGGCGCTCAAAGACGTAGGCGCCCTGGGTGTCGGCCAGACACCTCTACCGGAGGATACAAATGATGCATACCGAAAACTCCAGTGGATGTTGGCTGAGTGGAATCGCAAGAGATGGCTTATCTGGCATCTGGTGGACCTGTCTGTTACTGCCACCGGAGCAACTAGCTACTCTATTGGTCCTACTGGCAGTGACATTGTGTGGGATCCAAGGCCAGATAGGTTGGAGTCCGCCTTTCTGAGACAGTTGACCCAGAGCCAGCCGAACCAGATAGACTACCCGCTGGAGATCATTCAGTCCTACGAAGAGTATACCAACATTGCGTTGAAGTCGCTCCAGAGTTTCCCATCTTATATCTTCTATGACTCCGGGTTCCCGACGGGGACTCTCTACCCTTGGCCCGTTCCGCAGGCGTCCATCTACGCCGTGCACGTCCAGGTCAAGGAGCACCTGGCGCAGTTCACTTCCCTGGAGCAGGACATCAACCTCCCGGCGGAATACTTGAACGCCATCCACTGGAACCTCTGTGTCCGCCTCTTCCCCCAATACCAACGTCAAGCCGACCCGCTAATTGTTTCCCTCGCCAAAGACTCATTGAACACACTGCGTAAAGCCAATGTCCAAATTGGTCGTCTGACGATGCCTACGGACCTTGTGCGCCCCGGGATTTACAACCCGTATTCTGACCAGATCCGATAGGGGCTTAGTCCCCTCCTACCGGCTTGGGCGCCCGGTCCTGCGCACCTCAAAAGCAGTAAAGGAATACTTCAATGGCAACTGTCAACCAGGATCTCGTTGTAACGGGTCCGTTCTTCACCCAGGTGGGTGCAGGTAGCGTTCAGGTCCAGCCTACGGGCGGCACTGTTGGCACTCCTATCGCCCTCGGCGCCATCGCGGCGGCAGCGGGTAACACCACCTACGGCACCACTGGTCTCCCGACCCGCGGCCAGAAGATCATCTTCTCGGACGCCAAGACTGTAGCGGGCGTGCCCATCACGGCGGCTGC